TCACGATGCTTTTTTTAGGTTGGTGAGGTGGCTTAGTTTCCATGACTGGTAGTCGGCATACATCCATCTGGATGTGCGACCCAGTTTGATCGGCTTGGGGAGTTTACCTGCATTAATTTGCGAATAAAAATACTTCGCGGTGAATCCAGCATCCTCCATCATGAACTTCATGTCAATGAGGGAGTCGTCGCGTAGCTCGCGCATTGGTTTTATCTCCGGTTTGGGAATCGAACTGAGAAATGAAACAGGGTGGGAGCCTCATTGAGCGTGAGGCTGTGACCCATCACATCCCCCTCATCTTCTTCAGCAAAGCATCCAGAAACTTATTCTCGTTAACCGACTGGAAGCTATTACGCTTCATCAACTCATCTCTTGGCGGCATTGCTCTTTGTCTGCGACGTACTGATAAATCATCTGGGAATATAGATGGATCGTAAGAACGGCCTATCATGATGGAATCTCCGAATCAGTTATTACTAATCATGCCGTTGCGTGTGCGATAAAGTTTGAAGCGCTCATCTTCACGAGTTGGGCGAATAGGTCCGACTGGCACGAATTGAGGGAATTTGCTTGCTTCCAGATTGTCGTGCCAGACATCTTTCTCGAATCGTTCCTGAATACGAGTTTCCATGCTCGGCGTCTGATAATCGTTATTTGCGATAGCCTCAAAGCACCGCGCCAAAACCTCTTCGCGGCTTCCTGATGCTTTTGGTGGGCGTAAGTAACCCGCCTCGTGAAGAGGTGATGACATTTTTATGCTCCAGATTAAATGGCGTGAATGGTGTGGCGAGGGAAGGGAAGAGTTACTGGTGCCTCGTCCGGGTAGATTGGCTTGTTATGCTTGTGCCATTCGACATGGCATGCTTTGCAGAGCCACATCACATCTGTTGGCTTTCCGTAGTCGCAGTGATGGGCTTGAGGTTTGCATTCGGATCCGCAGCACTCACATTGCGGCGGCCTGGTTAGCTTCCCATCGCGCAAAAAATTGCCCACGATGATGTGGGCTTTTCTTTTCCATGGGTTTCGCTGAATGAACCGATTTTTGGCTGCGTTACACCGTTCTCTTCCGCGTTCCGATGATTGATATTCTCTCCTTGCTGTTACTCGATGCGGCAATCCAGCGCGTTCTTTGTCGTATTCAGCCAGGCAGGCCCGGCAAGCGGCAGTCAATCCATCGCTGGATGCTCTTCTGATTTGAAAGTCCCTTTCTTCCTTCTGTTGATGGCATCTTGAGCAGATCTTCATATTCAGCTCCTAGAACGGAATATCCGAATCGTCAAAATCCATAGGAGCTTCACTGTACTGAGATTGTTGCTGTGGCGCTGGACTCTGTGACTGCCCGTTATTGCGTGGTGCAGGCGTCTGCTCGTTTCCACCTTGCTTTCCGCCAAGCATTTGCATTGTGCCGTTAATGCCAACCTGAATCTCGGTGGTGTATTTATCGACGCCGTTCTGATCTGTCCATTTTCTTGTGCGCAGCTTTCCTTCCAGATAAACCTCAGATCCTTTACGCAAATATTCACCGGCAATTTCAGCTAATTTCCCGCTGATTACTACCCGATGCCATTCAGTCTGCTCTTTCTGTTCTCCTGTTTGCTTATCACGCCACTGCTCGGATGTAGCAACTGTTAGATTGGCAAATGCAGCACCAGAAGGTGCGTAGCGCACCTCCGGATCCTGACCTAACCGACCAATAATGATTACCTTATTAACGCCTCTGCTAGCCATTAAGCGATTGCTCCTTCAAGTTCATCTTTGCGAATGTTGTATACGTCCTGCGCCTTCTGCTGTTCATCAGTGCCTTCAAGCATTTTCCACGCCTTAGCGAAAGCCTGTTTAAGCTCATCTACAGATGTCTTCTGTGCAGCAGCATCAGTAAATGCCTTCAGAACCTGAGCAGGGGTAGGGGATGGTTTTGATTGCTTTGCTGGCGCGGAATTTTGCTGATGTTTATGCTCATCTGTATCAGCGTCTTTGGAATCATCAATGCCAAACAATCCATTAAGGCAATATTTGCGAGCGTATGAGCTTGTAGCGCCAGTTACCTGCGCGGAATCCATTCCCTTCTTGCTTTCCTCTTCACGCGCCATAGCGGTTGCCGAGTGCTTATTATCACCGTCTGTGATGGTCGCTGTAGCTTTCACATAATACCGATCACCAATCAGGACTATTTCATCACTGATAGACAGGAATAAGCCATCCAGAAGCGGCTTAACACCCTCTAGGATGTCCTCACAGCTACGATATTTATACTTACCGAACGAGTTATACTGATTCTTCGGAGCGTTAAGGTGCGCCTGAATATGAGCCAGACGCTTATAGAATTCACTGCTCATAAATACCCCTAATGAGGCTCGCTTGCCGTTCTGTTTGAAAATCTGCAATCGCTTCCTGCGCAGCTAGTTCATGCGTCATTTCCTGCTCTTGAATAACGTCGCTTACTGCCATAATGAAAGCGTCGTCATCCCACCTTTCCATCGCACTCATGCCGCTTTCTCCTGATGAGTGATGACATATCCCTGTTCAGCCAGCCATTCCAGAACCACCGCGCCATCCAGCTGAGGCAATACCTCACGAGCATCGACAGTTCCGTCCAGGATGACGCCTTCCAGTTCCAGCACCTGCTCACGTTGAGAGCTTAGATAGCCGTGAGCGTGGTCATATTTGAGTTTTAATTTCATATCGCCTCCTGATTTCAGAATGCACGAAGCCCGTCGCTGTAATAGCCGACATGGTTAAGTTGGTTTGTTTATTCGGTTGGTGTGGTGGGGTTATTTGCCGAGTGCTTTGTTGATGGCCGAGCGAGCCTTATCAAAAGCTGGCGTTAACTCATCAACCTTACTTTGTTCAGCTAAATCGTGAAAATTTAAGATGTCACCCATCTCGTTCATGGCGTTAAGCGCCAATTGCAGAGCTTCCAGTAATTCCGGTGCTGATGCGATTAGATCCGCATCATAAGTATCATTCTCGCCGGGACAAAACCCCTCCACTGACGCAACCATTCGGCCATTTTTATCGAGAACATCTCCTCTCATAACATGCCACGGGCCAGGCGTACCTTTAAACTCTTGCATTTCCCCTCCGATACCACGGCATACCAGCCGCAGCTTTCATTTCTTCGTTAGCTTCCATCCACTTGGCACCATCACCATTCTTTCTGGCGATACGCGCCTTAATCTGTGCCAATTTCAAAAGCGTGTGGTTAATTTTCATCTTCAGCACCATTTATATATAGCGAAGATAACAACGCTCCAGATTGCTAAGCATGCAATAAGAGCAATGATGAGAGAGCGAATACCGTTTCTGCTCATTGTTAACTCCTGAGGTAATAAAAAAGGCCGCCTTATGCAGCCTGTTGTGATTCTCTACACTGCTTATTTAACTTGTTAAATACATCGCGGAATATAGGGTATTCATCCTTCGCCACTTTGCTTAAATACCGATGCGCAATCATTCCGGTATTTTCATCTAATACGATGCGTCCATGTTTAACGCCATTAACAAAGAAGAAGCGAGGATGCTTGCGCCACTGACTTATAAGACCGTCATCAATCGCTTGCTGCATAAACTCCGGGATATTTACTGAGCCAACTAATGCAATTTTCATCTCTTCGCGCTCAATGGCATCTTTTGTGCGCTGAATGCAGTTTTCCAGATTGCGCAGAGAGTCGCTTTGCCTGTCCCACTTATTCAGCGTGGCGCGTCCGTTGCGCTTATCGTTGAGTGGTTGCCCGTTGGCTTGCTTTACGGTGTCGAAATGCTGCTGCAATCGCTCATTAAATAAAGCCTCTTTCTTGGCAAGAGATGCTTTCAAAATCTCAAGACGACTCATATTCACCTCAAATAAGTGGCTTGCTGGTTAACTTCATCTTCTGCCGCCCGCTGCAAGTAATGCCGCGCTCGCCAGGCTGTTTGTACCAGATGCGGTTTCTACGCTCTGTAATCTCTTCCTGAGCTGGTTTGTCTCGGAGACTACCCAATGACGTAGCCAGCACAACGCGATTGCTGCAGTCTTCTGAGATGCGCGAGAAAGCGCGGTCAATCTTCTTCGCCAGTTGCTGGCTTTCGCGCATACCTTGTTGATGACGGATGGCGCGTAATAACTTCTTGTGTTCACGATTAGTCATGATTGCCTCCAGTGAGGTGCACATCCTTGTGCGACGAGGGTTACTTGTTCTTGCGCTCCCACATCCAGTCATCAATTACTGACCAGGCAGTGAATGCGATTCCTATTCCGAAAGTGGCGACCATGCCACCGAGGATTGGGTTGGTGATAATTTCGATCATTTGATTTTCCTCAAGTGAAATGGCTTTGGCGGTGCCAGGTAAGCATCCTGAGTGCACCCCAAACCCATCTCGTTTGGTATTGTTGGCCCGAATCAGGCCTTCTGTTGTTAAAGAGCATTCACCGTCCTGGTGAGCAGCGCTTCCTGCTGATGGGGTTAAATTTAAGACATCTTAATTTAATGGTCAAGCGTAAAATGAAGAAAACTTTAATTCGTGGGTGTGAATTTGGTTTAGTCAATGAATTTTAAGAGAAAAAAAAGGGGCTGAGAGCCCCTTAAGGAAGGTTTGCGAGCTTTGCGTCTACTACTACGCCAATGATTTTACAATTACCATTCACTTCAAGCATGGGGTACTGTGGATTTAGTGGTTTGAGAAACTTGCGGCCAGCATCTATGACAAGCTTCTTGAAGGTCGCTTCATTTTCCCCCTCAAGCTTTGCCACTACAAGCTTTCCGTTCCTTGGCTCAACTTCGGGATCAACCAGAATAACCATCCCTTCTGGAATGCTTAAGCCGGCAGGGGCCGTCATTGAGTCGCCTTGCACGTCCAGCCAAAATGAATCTTCAGAGCACTCAACTGTAGTTTCATACCAGTTGTCAATTGCGCGCCTATGATAAGGTTCTACAGCTTCCATCCATTGTCCTGCACTTACCCAGCTTATCAGGGGGTAACTACCCCTTGGATCGTGTCGTCCGTGATAGGCGACGTTGCTATTGCTTAAATCTCCTTTTAACAGAAAGTCAGGGGAACACTGCAAGGCTCTCGCCAGGGCAAGAAGATTCTCGCCGTTAGGTTCAGTTTCTGAGCGTTCCCACTGTGAAATTGCGACATTGGACACCCCGACCATCTTACCGAGGGCGGCCTGCCTAATCTTTAATTCTTTTCTCCGCGCACGAATGCGCTCACCCATCAGCTGTGTATTCATAGTTAAGTCATCTTAAATAAACTTGACTTAAGATTCCTTTGGTGGATAATTTAAGTGTTCTTTAATTTCGGAGCGTGTCATGTATAAGAAAGATGTGATCGACCACTTCGGAACCCAGCGAGCTGTAGCTAAAGCATTAGGCATTAGTGATGCAGCGGTCTCTCAGTGGAAGGAAATCATCCCTGAAAAAGACGCATACCGACTGCAAGTCGTTACAGCTGGAGCCCTGAAGTACCAAGAAAACGCTTATCGCCAAGCTGCATAAGCAAACTGCTCTTTAACATCGCTGCGGGCTGTTTCGGCCCAATCAATTAAACGCATCATCGAATGCGTCTACCTAACTATTTTCAACACTATGGAACTATACGTAATGGAAAACTCAATTAACCGCAATAAGGTCAATGCACGCCGCATTGAATCCTGGTTGCTCAACAGAATCGCCATGAAAGGTGGGAATAACGTAGCCAAAGCAATCGGAGTTGATAAAGCGCAGATCACCCGCTGGAAGGAAAGTTGGTTGCCTAAGATGGCAATGCTCTTAGCCGTTCTGGAGTGGGGTGTTGTTGATGACGATATCGCCAGATTAGCGAAGGAAGTTGCTGCAGTTCTCACAAAGCAAAAACGCCCCGTTGCAGCGGAGCGTTCAGAGCAAATCTCGATGGATTTTTAACAACATTTCACGGGGTTAATTATACATGAAAAAACTCAGTCCTGACCAGGATAAACCACATAAAAACGTACTACGTGATCGCTATCTTTCAAGCTTTAAACAGCCTGGTCGATTTCGGGCTGAGCTGGAGAAGGTTAAGCAATTACTGAAGGATAAAGATCATGAGTAATCTCGCAACAGTAACACAGATAAGGCCAATACAGCGGCCTGTGGAGCGTCGCGTGGCAGAAATCGAAGATGGATATACCCGCCTTGCTAACGCCCTGTATGACGAGCTTATCGGCGCAGATTTAACGAAGAACCAGAGCAAGGTTGCTCATGCCATTTGCCGTAAGACATACGGATTTGGGAAGAAACTTGATCGCATTTCTGACAGCCAGTTGGCTCAACTTACCAGACTGCCACGGCAGAAGGTTAACAAGGCCAAGAATGAGCTAATCGAAATGAAGGTTATCCTTCGCGAAGGTAGTCAAATAGGGCCTAACAAGAACATCTCAGAGTGGGAAATCGAAGGGTGTCACTATTCTGGTGATAACGTCACTAAATTGGTGACAAAAAGTGTCACCAAAACGGTGACTGCCATGTCACCAAAACAGAGTCACACAAAAGAAACTATTCAAAAGAAAGAAATAAATAATACCCCCTTACCCCCTAACGGGGGCGGAGATGGGCAGGAAAATCTTGAACGTCGAAAACCAGAGCGAATTGACTACGAATCATTCCTGGAGGCTTACAACGCAGAAGTCGGTGACAAGCTTCCACACGCTGTTGCAGTCAACGAGAAGCGAAAGCGCCGCCTGAAGAAAATAATTCCCCAACTCAAGACCCCAAACGTTGACGGATTCAGAGCTTACGTCCGGGCGTTCGTCCATCAGGCCAAGCCGTTTTACTTTGGTGATAACAATACCGGCTGGACAGCTGACCTGGATTACCTGTTGAGAGACGACACGCTAACTGGCGTTCGTGAAGCTAAGTTTGCTGGCAGGGGGATGGCATGAGGCAGGATGTCGAAGCAAGCGTAATTGGTGGTTTGCTGGTCGGAGGGTTAACGCCTGCAGCGAGTGACGTACTGGCAAGAACAGATCCGGATGCGTTCACAATCCCGCTCTACCGGAAAGCCTTTGAGGTTATCCGCAAACAGGCGAGAAACAAGAACCTGATTGACGGACTGATGGTCGCTGAAGAATGCGGCGATGAACACGCCACTGACGTGATGATGACAGCTCGTTCCTGCCCAAGCGCTGCAAATCTCACTGGATACGCAGAAATGCTCGCTGAGCAGCACCAGAAGCGCTTATTTCTGCATGCCATTGATGAGATGCGTGGGCAGGTTAGCAATGGCTCTCTGGATGCTTCTGGTGAGGCAATGGACGCCTTAATCAAGCGCCTTTCAACCATCCGTAAGCCAAAGTATGAAGTCAAACCGGTACGTCTTGGTGAGGTTCTCAACGACTATGCAGAGACGCTGGAAAAACGTCTGTGTAACGGCGATGAGTCAGATACGCTGAAGACTGGAATTGCAGAATTGGATGCAATCACCGGTGGCATGAATGCGCAAGACCTGGTTATCATCGCGGCTCGCCCTGGCATGGGGAAAACAGAGCTGGCGCTAAAGGTGGCTGAAGGCGTCGCAAGCAGCGTAATTCCTGGCTCTAACCTCCGGCGCGGCGTTCTGATTTTCAGTATGGAGATGAGCAACCTTCAGATTGTCGAGCGAAGCATTGCTGGCAGAGGAAACATGTCGGTTAGCGTTCTGCGTAATCCGGCAAAGATGGACGACGAAGGATGGGCAAGAGTTTCAGAAGGCATCTGTCACCTGAAAGACCTCGATGTCTGGATGGTCGATGCGTCCAGGCTCAGCGTTGAGGAAATTCGCAGCGTGGCAGAGCGTCACAAGCAGGAACATCCACAACTATCACTAATCCTTGTCGACTACCTAGGACTGATTGAAAAGCCAAAAGCAGACCGTAACGACTTGGCAATAGCTCACATCTCAGGAAGCCTGAAGGCGATGGCGAAAGACTTGAAGACTCCCGTTATCTCTCTTAGCCAGCTTTCTCGCGATGTTGAGAAACGACCAGGAAACAAACGACCTACCAACGCAGATTTACGCGACTCTGGAAGCATTGAGCAGGATGCAGACAGCATAATCATGCTCTACCGCGAAGCTGTGTATAACGAAAACAGCCCCGCAGCTCCATTCGCAGAAATCATCGTAACAAAAAACCGATTCGGAACACTCGGGACGGTTTATCAGCGCTTCATCAACGGTCACTTCCATTCATGCGACCAGGAAGAAGCAAGACGCATATCAACCACGCAACAGGCGCAAGGTAAACGCTACGCGAAGGGAGCGGACGTATGATTGACTCACTTAAACAACGCATCATCAACTACGTAAAACAAAACCAGCCAGTATCCATTCCCGTAGCAGCAAAAGATATCGGCATTGCTGTTTACTCGTTCAGGAAGATCAAGAAAGAGATGGAGAACAAAGGGCTTCTGTTTTCGCGCCAGGGGTTCGGCCTGTTTGAAAGCGAAGGGTATTACAACGAATACGTAAAGGTTGAAGGAAAGAAACGCATGCAAGCCTTCCGGGCGCATGGATTGCAGAAGGAAAAGTATGACGTTGTAGATGGCATTGACACCAGAAAGGCCATCATGTCAGTCATCGATCGCGTTACCACTCCAATGACATGCGGTGAAATTGGAAAGATGTGCGGTGTTGGCACAAAGGCAGCATACAGGATTGTTTCAGAACTATGCGACCTGGGAACACTTGTCCATGACGGCGGCACATACGGAAGAAGATTTATCCTTGCATCAGAGGGCGGTATGAGTGATTTCGACTCAAAAGAAGTATCTCGCCGACCAAAAGGATTCAGGAAGTACAACCCCAAGAGAAATGGCGTCGTTCAGGCTTATCTGAATAGCCCGGCACGACAGAGAATCATGATGGTTTACGGGAGAGTAGCATGACAAGCAAAGAACAATTCGAAGCATGGCTTGAGCGTGAGCAAGGCCTATTCGGCGAAGATATTGAGTGGCAGACAGATCGTAATTGCTACGCTAAGTTCGGCATTCACCTCGCCTGGTGTGCATGGCAATCCTCCCGCGAGGAAATAGTAATAGACTTAAGCAAGATGCACTTATTGCTATGCGACCAGAATGATGTTGTCTGTGAATTAAATAAACACGGGTTGAAGTCTGAGGTGTGACATGTCTGAAATCTACATAGCAGAGCTATCTGCAGGATTTAGTGGGCTGATTGTGATAATCGGCCTTTTTTATGCCCGGAGGAAATTATGACAAAGGTGTTCGTAACAAAATACGCACTGACAGAAGGACCATTTACTGTTGATGCCAAGATAATCGGAAAGTCTGCGTTTTGGCAGAATAATGGCTATCAACAAAGTGCATATGGCAATGACTTTTGGCTGACAGAAGAAGAAGCCCTGGCAGATTGCGAGCGTCGACGGCTGGCGAAGATAAAATCGATAGACAAACAGCGCAAGAAACTCGAAGAGATGAAATTCACCATCGCTGAACAGAAAGCAAATTAACAGGCTCGCATATCGCGGGCCTTTTTTATGAGGGTAATAAACATGAATAACGAACTCACAGTAGCACTGTTAACTATCGAGAAATGCCGCGAGCTTTCAGGCTGCCCGGCTGACGTATACCTGCAGGACTGGGTGAAGAAGCTGGCGGCGGAGAATGTGGCGCTGAAAGGCATTGTTTCTGAAATTAACAACGAGCTTTACGGTCAGGGATTGGAGGTTGCAGGCTGGCATCTCAATGGTGCTCTTGAGCCACTGGACAATTGGTTTACTGATAACGGATGGGGTGAGCCTGAAACCCCCGCCACCGATCGCATCGTAGCCGGGATTAAGGCTGATGGAGTGGAGCAGTATGCAGCGCTTTTTGCTGACACTGTGAACATGGAGCGAGAGCATAACCAGCAATTTCACAAAGGTACCCTGTGGTTCGCCAAGCAGCTGCGCGAGGGGGCCGACAAATGAGCAAGTCATACATCGTGATTCTGCAATACCTGTGGTGCAACGAAACTGGTGGAGGAATTGAATACACCTCTGACTGCGTCAAATTTGATAAGCGCGATGAGGCTATCAGGCACGGATTTAAGCTGCGTGACAGCGACGATTTCAACATCGGCGTTATCGAGGGCGGCAACCTGGTTTCGTTTGACTGGATGGATAAGCCGGTTGGTGAAAGCGAAGACACGCTGGCACAGATTGCTGAGCTAATTGGTCTGGAGGATGCAGCATGACTGATATCAACCGACTTATAGCCAGCCTCAAGCGTCGTTCATCCCACGCAAAAGAGTTTGGGGATAGCATTACGTTTGTAAAGCTCGAAGACATCGACGCGCTGGTAGAGGCGCTGGAGAAGGCGCAGAGCGCCAACGCCGCTCAGGATGACCATATCAACCAGCAGCATGACCGCATCGAGCAGTTGGAAAAGCGAAACGCCGAGCTTGGCAAATACGCCAAGGAGCTGGAATCCTTCCGCACCGCCTACATGGAATGGAGCGACAAAACCGACTGGGTGCAGGGAGATAAGCGCTTTGATGTGCTGATTCCTTGGGGCAAACATCGTGCTGATGTACTGAAAGCGTATATAGAGCGTCTGGAGTCCCGCACCGTCACCGTGAAGCTACCCGACTTGCGGCAGGTTGTGTCTGGAGACAGATACGTATGGTCTGATGGCGTTTTTAACTATAACCAAGACGTTAAGGCTGATCTGACCGCGAAGGGTATCAAGTGGGAGGCTGAGTGATGGTCATCTCACCAATAACGCTGAAGACGGCGCAGGCATTTATTGCCCAGCATCACCGACATAACAAACCGCCACGCGGACACAAATTCAGTATCGGGCTGAAAAACGCCGCGGGCGAACTGATTGGCGTTGCGACGGCTGGTCGCCCGGTTGCTCGCCACTTTGACGACGGCCTGACAATTGAGGTCAATCGCACCTGCACTACTGGTGAGCGTAACGCCAACAGCGCTCTGTACGGCGCGGTATGGCGAGCGGCTCGCGCAATGGGCTATCACCGCTGCATCACATACACCCGGGCTGACGAATCAGGCGCATCGCTGCGCGCGGCTGGTTTTGTACGCGTCAAAGAGTTACCGGCTCGGCCTGGCTGGGCTGCTTCAAGCGTGGCATTGAAAGACAAGCGTGATCCGGTTGGTAATGGTGGTGTGCCTCGTGTTCTGTGGGAAATCAGGAGAATGAAATGAATCACACACTGAGCGATTCACAGTTGGAAGAAATGATTAAATCGGCTGTTAACTCATCCGGCCCGTTACCGCCAGACGAAAAATTCTCGCAACTAATTTCAGCGTTGCAAGAGCTACAGGAACGCCGCAAGACCGCCGCACCCGAACTAAATCCCGCCAACCTCGCCAATAAATTCTATGAGCGCTATCCGCTGGCGACGTTTAAAAGCGACAGCGAAAGGGCTGAGGCATTTGGGTATTTCATGGCTGGCGCAGAGCTCCAGTGCTTTGGTGAGTTTATTAAATACGAGGACTTGTGCGGTGATGAATAAATCAACCATAACCAGAGAGCGCCTGGAACTCATAGCTAACTTTCATCGGGCAATGGTGTTGCCACCCTCTCACGATGAAATAGAAGAACTGGCCCGTATAGCGCTGGCCGCAATGGACAGCGAGCCGGTGGCGTACACCGACGAGCGCAACTTGGGCTATATCGACCGAGGGAGGGAAACGGCGTATCTATGGGGCAAGCAGAATTCTGATGCTTCAGACGTTGCGCTCTATCGCCACGCTCAGCCAGCGCCGGTAGTGCCGGAGGAAATGACGCCGCAGCAGGCCAGTCGGTCATATGGTGGAGAGGTTCGCGGGTATCGTGATGGCTGGAACGCCTGCCGCGCCGCCATGCTCCAGGCTGAACCTGTAACGACGGCTAACAAGTTGGGCAACTCTCCGGTAATTCCGGATACATGGATTCCGGTAAGCGAGCGGCTTCCAGAGGAAGGTGGTCGTTACTGGTGCTATGTGGAAGAGCAAAATAGCCTGGGTAAAAGCCACTATCAGTGGAATTGCTCATGGAATGGCGAAATATGGGGAGGCGCTATGATGTATGGGCGCGTAACCCACTGGATGCCGCTGCCAAATCCGCCTAAGGAGTAACTCATGAAATTCTTACCAGTTGTTGGTTGGGAAGGTATTTATCAAGTCAATGAGTGCGGAGATGTCATTAGTCTGCCAAGAGTGATTTTGAGGAGGGATGGAACCAAGCAGCGCTTTAATGGTGGACCACTAAAACAATTTCTTAATACTAATGGATATTGCGTTGTTAGGCTGAGTGATGCTTCAAATGGGAGGAGGGAAATTGCAAGGGTGCATAGACTAGTTGCAGAGGCATTTATACCGAATCCTTATGGTAAGCCCGAGGTAAATCATATAGACGGAAATAAGGCCAACCCACACCTAAGAAATCTTGAATGGGTCACGCCACAGGAGAATAGAAAGCATGCGTGGGAAACAGGGCTGAGAAACAGGTCACATCTTCCGGCATATAAAGGGGAAATGCAGGCCAACTCAAAGCTAAACAACCAAAGCGTAAGTGAAATAAGGATGCTAATGGGGTTGGGCGCCTCTTTTGGGTCGCTAGCCAAAATGTTTAGCGTGTCCAAAAGAACAATTAGGAGGGTGGTTAGTGGTGAGTCGTGGTCTCACGTATCGCTGCCAGCCGCCCCGCAGGAGGTGCGAAAAAGCAATGTGATAGATACGTATCAGGGTGCTGACGGGAAAGATCACCCGATAATCTATCTCTCTGGCCTGCTGCAGGAGGTGCAAGGTGAGTAACCTGGCTATCCGAACCTACACCGAACGTCTTGAGAAGGTTATCAAGCAAGGCGTTGAGCTGCGTGATGAGATGCGCAGGAAAATAGCGAGCCTTGAGAAGACGGTCAGCGCCCAGAAAGCTCAAATCATCAGCGCTGAACGAACTAAGGAGTTATACCTGCGGCGGCTTGACGCCTACAAGCGCAGGCTGATAGCTGGGAGGGAGAAGCGGCAGAAACTGGAAGGACAGATTATCAAGCTCAAGCGGAGAGTAGGCGATGCCTAAATCCCCAGCAGAACGCAAAGCCGCGCAGGAGGTAATGAGTGCAAGAGTTCATCCTGCACGAAACGAATAAAGCTCAACTCTGGTCGCTTCTCAAAGAAATCCTCTCTACCGGCAAACGCTGGCGCATAAAAATCTCTGAGTATCGTGAACGACGTTCACTCCCACAAAATAGCCTCCTCTGGAAATGGAACTCTGAAATAGCAGAGCAACTAACTGCTGTTGGTTCAGATAGCTTTTCCGATGAGGAGGTTCACGAGTGGCTAAAGGATATGTATTGCCCAGCCAAGCCGGTGACCATTTCAGGAATGACCAGGTACGTTAAATCAACCCGGAGACTGGATGTTGGAGAGATGCATAAGTACCTAACCGACATTGACCAGTGGGCTCACCAGAAGGGATTGCGACTGACCATCCCAGATAGCTGTGAGTATAGGGAATTACAACGGAGGCAGAACGAGTGAGTCGACGAAGTCCAACACAGATAGTTTTAGATAGCCTCATATTCACACCCACCAAGCGCAGTAAATCCAGAAAGAAACCCATTCCAACACAAAGCCAGGTTAAGACGTTTGATTACGTCCACGGCCTGTTGCAATCCAAATGGAACAGAATGAGGAAAACTCGATGAAGAAATGTTTGGAAACTGCCATGACAGTACTGTTCTTTTCCATGATGGCTGGAATTGGCATGACACTTGGTGGCGCTGCTGCATTTGGTTGGTTGAAATTCTTTAGTTCAATGTAGGGGTAAATATGCCAAGACCGAGAAGAAAATATCGACACAAACACAAATATCCCAAAAAAATTAACCTTCCCAAAGCAAACCCGCAATCAGAACCGGTAATCACATATTTGACGGCATTCATTATTGTTTTATGTATCTTTACTTGGCTTGTTACACCGAATATATGAGGTAAATATGAGCAATTCAGATGACGAGTATGCAGACCGACTTGCCGACCTTCTCGAAGATATGGAGGGAGACGGCGTTGATTCCGTAGGAATGATTATGAACTGGGTAGCCGGATTTGTGCAGGGAAGACTAGAAGGTCAAGAGGCCAGCGCATACATGTACCAGTTCGAAGATGTCGACATGATCATCCAGTTACAGGAACCGGAAGAAACCACAGCAGCGAGGTTGCATTGATGCTTACAACCTCAGATTCCCAATCCTATGAGCAGCAGAGCGTGCTTCGAATGCTGTGTACTGGCTGCGCAAAAGAGCTATCGCCAGAGGAAACCTACGCATGTTCTGAATGCGTGGATGAATGGCTGATTTATCGCGATCCGAATGGAGATATCACTAATGAGGAAAGTACGCCGAAGATGTAAAAACGAAGAGTGCAGAGAATGGTTTCATCCTCAACACTCGAACATATGGTGGTGCTCCCCTGAATGCGGAACAAAGATAGCGCTGGAGCGACGAAGTAAGGAGAGAGAAAAAGCAGAGAAAGCAGCAGATAAGAAACGACGACGAGAAGAACAACAGCAGAAAGACAAGTTAAAGATTCGAAAGCTCGCCCTAAAGCCCCGCAGTTACTGGATTAAACAAGCCCAACAAGCAGTAAACGCCTTCATCAGAGAAAGAGACCGCGACTTACCCTGTATCTCGTGCGGAACGTTCGTATCTGCTCAGTGGGATGCCGGCCATTACCGGACAACTGCTGCGGCACCTCAACTCCGATTTGATGAGCGCAATATCCATAAACAATGCGTCGTATGCAATCAGCACAAGAGCGGGAATCTAGTTCCTTATCGCGTGATGCTTATCGAACGTATCGGGAAGGAATCTGTAGATGAAATCGAATCTGACCATAAGCGCCATCGCTGGACTACAGAAGAGTGCAAAGCGATCAAGGCTGAGTATCAGCAGAAGCTTAAAGACCTGCGCGAACACAGAGTGGAGGCAGCATGAATAACGTAACTGATATCCAAACAGTCAAATGGCAGCGTCATGCAGATGAGCAGTCACTTAAATCGCTCGATGCAAAGATTAAAGACGCTGAAAAAGCACTGGTGATTCTGCTTCATCATCGCCGGGAGCTAGTCAATCGCCTGGATTTGAATAAGCCTGATGGCCCGGAGGTTGCATGAGAAAGCCACTCTATGGTGCCGGAGGGCCAATAACGGACAGCAACTTTAATCCAATAATCGTTACCAGAAAACAAGCCCAAAGAGAGGCAAATATTGCAGCAACGAAGACAGTCAAAAGGGGGTTAAGTGATTTCGCAGAAGGTCATGTATTCGAAACAGATTCGTATTATCGAATAAACGTTAGTGTAAGCAAGCCTGAGAGGATGATATGAAGAACACTCCAATATTCAGCATGGTTAACTTCATTGATGACGCTCATTTCCGCCGCGTATGGAAACACCCAAAGAAAACCATCAACTCACGCCAGAAGGCATGGGTTCACTACATGCTTGCGGTATGGGGAAGGGCTAACCGTGGAGATGATTCTCCTCCAGGAGCCGTTAATGTCATTGGTCGTTTAATGATTCGCAGTCAATGGAGCGACGACAAGGCCGCGCAAATCGTGAAGGTTGTAAAAATGCTTCACGATGAGAACGGCCTTAGAGGTGAAGAGCTATATCGAAAGGCTCGCGAAATAATCATCCCGCAATCATCAGCAAGTAACATCATCGCTCTCGCCAAAGAATCTGATGATGCTGCTTTTGTTGAGCGGGTTATGGTTAAAACCTTTCACAGGGAGAGCCCGGTTCGTGATGTAGCCATTAGACGATATTGCTCATGCAACTGCACGCAAGACATTGCTCGCCAAATATCGCACGCAACAGGAATGGATATCCAGTCATGCAGGCGCAGAGTTGTATGGTGTGAGAATGTGCTCGACTCAGAAATCTTTTATGCAATGAAGCGAGAGATAGAGAAGGAGTTTCCACAAATTGCAGCTTAGTTGATAATTTTTTCTCAATTATTTGCTTTTGCGAAATGAAAGTAGTACATTTTGTGTATGCTCGGAGCAAAAGCGAACTGAGCAGGCGATGAAGTACAAGATGACAGTGCTGATGAATCGGGGACATCAAAACCCTTGAGCCGGGTCTTATGGGGACGGCAACAACGCGACTTCAGCCATCGCCAAGAATAAATAAGCCCTGAGTTAATAGCTCGGGCTTTTTGTGTTTACGCTATGGCTAGATCGGCCAGTCGAAAAGCAGTATCGTCACTGCCTGCCATAGCGAACATTGACGAGCAACCAGACGAGGTTGTTATGGATTTATCAAAGTTTATTACGCCGGTGAAATCAGATGAAGTTGAGTATGTGATCATTGGCGGAAAGCGTGATGGTGAAAGAGGCGTGATGGATAAAAAGGTTCACACCATCAGCGGAGACGGCATCTACCATAAGAAGCAAATTACCTGTGGCGGATACACTGCAACATTCTTTGTTTCATCGGATATGGGTGATGCAACTCCTGGTGAAGTTGTTTCAATACTGTGTCACGGATACCGAAAGCCAAAATGAGTTAATAGAGGTCGCTTAGGCGGCCTTTTTCATTTATGCAATCTGGTCAGGACTTTTGAGTTAATGCGTGCTGCACGACACGTTGATGCTCATACGTGAGAGTCCTGAGCCAGATTGAATCAACACAACAGGTAAGAGCATTGGGCATTTGAGGGCTGTTCCACCCTATCTGATGTCGAGCCAAACCAGTGCTCTTTCCGTTGTGGCGAATGCGCAGGCTGATGCGCTACGAAATGGCTGGACCAGTTCAGCAAAGCCGGAGATCAGAACCGGCCACCACAACCAAATCACCCAGAGTAAAACCGTTGTTCATCCTTACCATTCCCTCAGTATTTTGGGCTACAACCCTCAGCCCATTTTTTAAAGCGTACTTCCACCAAGAACCAGACCTAACCAACTCATTGCTTACACTCTGTGGCTACGGTGATAGCGCGCTTTAAAAAAGAAAAACCCAGCATCTATGGCTGGGCTTCGTGATATGAGCGGCATGTATTGTTGGCGCAATCCATGCCCAGATCACTCATGAAGGCGAGGTCACGAGCAATCCTGTTACAAATCAACCGTAACCCGGATTTGTTCAAGCGACCATATCCATAATTCCTAATTTGAACAGATCCCCTTCTGGGGGTAAGACATGAAGATGCCCGAAAAACATGACTTGCTATCCGCTCTTATGGCGGCAAAGGAACAAGGCATAGGGGCAATCCTTGCGTTTGCAATGGCGTACCTTCGCGGCAGATACAATGGCGGTGCGTTTACGAAGACTGTAATCGACGCAATGATGTGCGCCATTATCGCCTGGTTCGTTCGTGACCTTCTCGACTTCACCGGCCTGAGTAGCAACCTTGCTTACATCGCAAGCGTGTTTATTGGCTATCTCGGAACTGACTCGATTGGATCGCTTATCAAACGCTTCGCCGCTAAGAAAGCCGGAGTAGATGATGCAAATCAGCAGTAACGGAATCACCAAACTCAAACGCGAAGAAGGCGAGAGGCTTAAGGCTTACCCAGATAGCCGTGGAATCCCGACAATCGGCGTGGGCCATACAGGCAATGTTGATGGAAAGCCTGTAACACTTGGAATGACAATCACATCAGATAAGTCATCTGAGCTTCTGAAAGCTGACTTGCGATGGGTGGAAGATGCAATCAGCAGCCTGGTTCGCGTTCCACTGACTCAAAACCAGTATGATGCGCTTTGCAGTTTGATATTCAACATTGGTAAATCTGCGTTTGCAGGCTCCACTGTTCTGCGCCAACTAAACCTTAAGAATTACCAGGCAGCGGCTGATGCATTCCTGATGTGGAAGAAAGCAGGTAAAGATACTGAAATCCTACTTCCACGGAGGCAGAGAGAAAGGGCTCTGTTCCTGTCATGAGCAGATTAAACGCAATAATCATAGCAGTAATTGTCTGCATCATTGTGTCGCTAGGTTGGGTGGTAAATCACTATCGTGACAATGCCACCGAATACAAGAAGCAGCGAGATGAGAAAACTCAAGCGCTTAATCTGGCTAATGCCACCATCACCGATATGACAGCCAGGCAGCGCGATGTTGCTGCATTGGATGCTAAATACACCGGAGAACTGGCTGATGCCAAAGCTACTATCGATCAGCTTGAGCATGATGTTGCTTCTGGCAAGCGTCGGTTGCAGCTCAACGCAAAATGTACCGCGAACGGAGCGGCCAGCACCGGCGGCTTGGGCGATGCAACCAGCCCCCGACTTACTAACTCCGCTGAACGGGATTATTTCACCCTCAGAGAGCGAATCACCGCCATCACAGGGCAAGTGAACTACTTGCAGGATTATGTGAGGACACAATGCTTGAAATAATCGGATATGGCGAAGGATGAAAAAACGGGAGCGAGAAATAACTCTGCTCTATGGAATGTCTCTCATACGTGAAGACGTTCTCAATCATTCAGCCTACAAGCCAACATTCAAAGACAAGTTAATCGAGTTTATCTATCACGCCATGCACATCATCGCTGCGGTGATTGTTGCTGTCGTGTCTATAGGCTTCCTGGTTATCTCGTCTAATTACCTCTAACCATCTGGAGCCACAAAATGGCAGAGATTACCGCATTGACAGAATTACAGCAGATGAACCTAGATATCCTTCGTCTGGTTCAGAGTGATACCGCTGCAGCGGAAAAGGCCATTGCGTTTGTCGCCGGCAGTCGACTCAATTTCGAACTGTTCAAAGACCAACTCAATCTGGCCGGAGCAGAAACGACCGCCCTAGCTCGTGCTGAGAAGGCTATTCGCGAAGCAAAAGAGGCTCTCGACTTGTTTAGCGGGGTGTAACCATGGCAAAGCTTACTGCAGCAAAGCGCAAGAAGTTACCCGCATCAGCATTCGCTGGCCCGGGTAAGTCATATCCAGTAAACGACAAAGTACATGCGGCCAATGCCAAAGCTCGCGCCACCCAGATGGAAGAGGCTGGAAAATTATCCCCATCAGCTAAAGCGAAGATTGACGCCAAGGCTAATAAGGTGCTCAAGAAGACAAAGAAAGGAGCTAAATAATGGGAAGCTTCTTTACTGCAGTGGACGATCCGAAAAATCAGCGCGTGTTTCTGTACCGCGCCGATGAAGCTATAGGTGATGCGATTTATCTCGACACCGACCCAACAGGGACGGCAATCCCTTTCCCCGACGTGCTGGACAAAGTCGATATGGGTTCAGCAACGAACAAATCCGGCTTCATTCTTCCGTACAAAGATGGCGTTAAGTTGAAAATCTCAACCAACCTGCCGGCAACTGGTGCAATTGGTGACACACTCACTTTATCCTGGACTGGCGGCGTACCACCGTACGAAGTGAAAACTGTGGACGAGAGTAACGACACTCTCTACGACGCAGTAACTCAGGCAGCCAAAACCTACACGTTCGACACCACCGGAAAAGCAGCTGGTGATTATGTCATCACAGTCAAAGACGCAAATGGTGCGACTGTAGAATCTTCACCATGCACGATTAGTTAAGGAATGATTATGGCGCTCACAGACAAGCAGGAGATGTTTTGTCGTGAGTACCTCGTTGATTTGAACGCCACGCAAGCGGCTATTCGGGCGGGGTACAGCGACAAGACCGCCCAGGAGCAATCAAGTCGACTGTTATCGAATGTTATGGTTCAGAATCGCATTTCTGTCCTCAAGTCGGAGAGAAATGAGCAGGTTGGTGTAGATGCTGCATACGTACTACGCCGACTAACTGAAATCGACCAGATGGATGTCCTTGATGTACTGCTGGCAAATGGTGAGCTGAAGCCAGTCAAAGATTGGCCTAAGGTGTGGCGAACAACCCTATCTGGCATGGATGTAACCGAGTTGGCTGGCGATTCAGCTGGCCTCTTGAAGAAAATCAAATGGCCTGACAAGGTGAAGAACCTAGAGCTTCTAGGAAAGCATATCGATGTTCAGGCATTCAAAGAGAAAGTAGAGCACTCAGGTGAAATCAGCCTTATCGATCGCATCCAGGAGGCCCGCAAAAGAGCGAGAGGTAAGTAATGTCAGACTTTGAGGCAATGCTTGCCGAGGATATGGGTGAATTCTTCTATGACCCGCTCGGATGGGTTATGTATGCGTTTGACTGGGGCAAAGGTGAGCTAACTGGTTATGACGGCCCTGATGAGTGGCAGAGAGAGTTTCTTTCTGATTGGGGCAATGCTATCAGCGAAAATGATTTTGACGGTGTGCTTCCTGTTGAAGCTTATCGATGCGCTACAAGCTCTGGTCATGGTATCGGGAAGTCGGCGTTAACGGCTTGGATCATCCTCTACATCATGAGTACCCGCCCGCAATGCAAGGGCGTCGTTACAGCAAATACCTCTGAGCAGCTACGCACTAAAACTTGGGGCGAGCTTGGAAAATGGAAGAAGCGTTGCATTACCGGACATTGGTTCGAGTACAACAACGGTAAGGGCAACATGAACATCTACCATGTGGATCACATGGAGTCGTGGCGCTGTGATGGGCAGACCTGCCGAGAGGAAAACAGCGAGTCTTTTGCTGGCCTCCATGCTGCCACATCAAGCCCTTTCTATATCTTCGACGAAGCCTCAGCGGTACCAGACAAGATTTGGGAAGTTGCTGAAGGTGGTTTGACTGATGGAGAGCCGTTCTGGTTTGCATTCGGAAACCCGACGCGCAACACAGGACGATTCAGGGAATGCTTCCGTAAGTTCAAGCATCGCTGGCGTCGCCGGCAGATAGATAGCCGACTTGCCAAGATGACTAATAAATCACTAATCGAAGAGTGGGCTAGCGACTACGGAGAAGATAGTGACTTCTTCAAAGTGCGTGTTCGCGGCCTGTTCCCTTCATCATCTGAAATCCAGTTCATCCCTCAGCATTACGCTGATGCCGCAATGAATCGTCAGCTTGAGCACAGCCAGTATTCATTTGCTCCGAAAATAATCGGCGTTGACCCTGCGTACACCGGCAGTGACGAGGCATCCATATACCTGAGACAGGGATTGCATTCCAGATTGTTGGGAACCTACCAGAAAACTGATGATGACGTTAAGTTCGCGCAGATAGTTGCCGGGTTTGAAGATGAGCATAAGGCCGATGCAGTGTTCATCGACTTTGGTTACGGCACTGGCATCCACTCCATCGGTAAGTCATGGGGAAGGGGCTGGCGTCTGGTTAACTTTGCCGGAGAGTCTAAAGACCCTCAGATGCTTAATAAGCGTGGTGAAATGTGGAACGCGCTGAAGAGTTGGCTGAATGATGGCGGAAGCATTGATGACCAGCAAACCTCTGATGAGATTGTCGCTCCTGAATACAAGGTGAAGCTCGATGGCAAGATCGTCCTTGAATCCAAAGACGAGATGAAGCGCCGAGGGATACCATCACCAAACAGGGCCGATGCGCTAGCCCTTACTTTCGCGTTCCCTGTCGTTAAAAACAAACCAAAACCTACAGCACCTGCACCGATTAAACCTGTCGCACGGAGAAGATGATGGCAGATAACGAACGACTCAACGCCATTCTGTGCCAGTTCGACATAGACTGGGCGTCGGGCGATGAAGCCAGAACTGAAGCGACAAACGATTTATATTTTAGTCGGGTGTCACAGTGGGATGACTGGCTAAGCGAATACACAACACTGCAGTATCGCGGCCAATTCGATGTAGTTCGCCCGGTAGTGCGTAAACTTGTCGCAGAGATGCGTCGCAATCCGATTGATGTTCTGTACCGGCCAAAAGACGGAGCAAGTCCTGACGCTGCTGATACGCTGATGGGTATGTATCGCACAGACATGCGACACAATGCTGCACGCTCTGCGGTTAACGTTGCTGTGCGTGAACAGATTGAGTGCGGAGTTGGTCACTGGCGACTCGTCACTGAGTACGAGGATAACAACCTAACAAGCCGCAATCAGGTTATTCGTCGCCGACCACTACATGAGTCATGCTCTCATGTCATCTGGGACTGTAACAGCAAAGAGCAGGACAAGAGCGACGCCAAACACTGCACCGTTATTCAGCCATTCAGCACAGAAGGCTGGAAGGTGTTTGCAGAAGAAAACGGCATCGACCCGGAAGTTATTCCATCATTCCAGAGTCCAGATATGGGATGGATGTTCCCATGGATTTCGAAGGATGTCGTTTACGTCGGTGAGTATTACGAAGTCGAAGAGAAGAGTGAAAAGGTTTTCATCTATCTCGACCCGCTGACTCGTGAGCCGGTTAGCTACTATCAGCGAGATATCAAAGATGTTATTGATGACCTTGCTGATAAAGGCTTTGTGAAAGTTGCTGAGAAGAAAGTTAAGCGACGCCGTGTCTACAAGTCGTTAATCACCTGCTCAGAAATCCTGAAGGACCGTGAGTTAATCGCAGGTGAGCATATCCCAATTGTGCCGGCTTATGGCGAGTGGGGATTTGCTGGCGATAAAGAAGTTTACGAAGGCGTTGTGCGCCTGACTAAAGACGGTCAGCGGCTGCGTAACATGATCATGTCGTTTAACGCCGACATCGTCGCCCGTAATCCACGTAAAAAGCCAATCTTCGCTCCTGAGCAGATTGAAGGTTACGAGTACATGTACGGCGGCAATGATGATTACCCGTACTACCTTCAGAACTGGAAGGATGAGAACGGAAGCGATCTGCCAATTGGTCCCATGGCATACATGGAGAATCCAGAAGTTCCTCAGGCTAACGCTTACATGCTTGAGGCTGCTACTGCTGCGGTGAAAGAGGTTTCCAGTCTTGGTGTGGATACTGAGGCTGCAAACGGGCAGGTGGCTTTCGATACCGTCAACCAACTGAACATGCGAGCTGATCTTGAGACGTATGTGTTTCAGGACAACCTGGCTACTGCGTTCCGTCGCGATGGTGAAATTTACCAGTCGATGGTTAATGACATCTACGACGTTCCGCGCAATGTCACTGTGACGCTTGAAGATGGCACCGAGAAAGATGTGCAGGTGATGACGCAGATGGTTGATCTGCAGTCTGGTGACGTCGTAACGCTCAACGACATTCGTGGCCGTTACGAGTGCTACACCGACACAGGCCCATCATTCCAGAGCATGAAAGAGCAGAACCGCGCTGAAATTCAGGAATTGCTTACTAAAGTTCCGCAGGGCACTCCAGAGTGGCAGATGCTGTTGCTGCAATACTTCACGCTGCTTGACGGCAAAGGCGTTGAGATGATGCGTGAGTACGCTAATAAGCAACTCGTCATGATGGGTCTTAAGAAGCCTGAAACGCCTGAAGAGATTCGGATGGTTCAGCAATCCCAGCAACAACCCAAGGAGCCAACGCCGGAGCAAATCGCTGCTCAAGGCCAGATGCTTATGGGTCAGGCTGAGCTGATTAAGGCTCAGAACCAGCAAACGCAGATTCAGGTCGATGCCGCCAAGGTAGAAGGGCAGAATCAACTTAACGCAGCTAAGGTTGCAGAAATCTTCAACAACATGGACCTGGATAAGCAATCTGCTTTCCGGGATTTCCTCAAGCTTATGCAGTCGTTCCAGCAACAAAACAGTGACGACGCCCGAGCCAACGCTGAATTACTTCTGAAAGGCGATGACCAGCGGCATTCTCAACGCATGGACTTCGCCAACATCCTGCAATCGCAGAGACAAAATACCACTTCCGGCCAAAGCGCCGAGATACCTCAATAAGAGAGAGTTAATAATGAAAGACACCACCGAAATTCAGGAAACTGAAGGCCAAAACCTGCCCGTCGATAACGCGGCGGCATCCGCAGTCGATACAGCATCAAATGCCAATGATGCCACAGGACAGGAAGAAGGCTTTGAGATTGTACTGAACGACGATGAGGCCAAACCTGACCCGGCAGAGGCTAACCGCAAAGGTTACGAAATGCGACTTGAGCGCAAGCGCCAACGTGAGCTTGAGCAGCAGGCAGCAGCCGTACAACGCGGTGAGTTACCGGAGAATCTGCGGGTTGCTCCTGAGCTTCCACCACAACCCAATTACAACGACTTCTTCACTGATGAAGCATTGGAGAAGTACGGATGGGATAGTGCTCGTGCACAGGCTGCTTTCCAGCAAGCTACAAACGACTGGCTGTTAAAAGCTCAGGATGTGCGTAGCAATGCAGTAGCTGAACAAGGGCGCAAGGTTCAGGAGTACACCCAGCAATCAGCGCAATACGTCGAGGCTGCCCGTAAGCACTATGACGCAGCGGAAAAGCTAAATATCCCTGATTACCAGGAAAAAGAAGATGCATTTATGCAGGTTGTACCAACTCCGGTGGCAACTGACATCATGCGCCTGTTCCCTGAGAAATCTGCGGCGATCATGTATCACCTGGGAGCAAATCCAGAGAAAGCCCGCCAGTTACTGGCAATGGATGGACAGCAAGCGCTGATTGAACTCACTCGACTGTCAGAACGTTTAACTCTCAAGCCTCGTGGCAAGCCAGTTTCAGAAGCCCCTAACCCTGACGAGCCAATCCAGGGTCAGGCTGTTGCTGCTCATCTGTCGGCTATTGAGAAGCAGATGAAGGCAGCTGCAGATAAAGGCGACGTAGAGACCTATCGCATGCTCAAGGCACAATTGAATAAAGGATCTCGTAAATGAGCTTAAAAGAAGGCCAACTGGTCACCTACGCTATCGATGAAATCATCGAGACCGTGCAAAACCTGACGCCAATGGCGTCTAAAACCTCAAAGTATACTCCGCCGGCTGCATCAATGCAGCGTTCAAGCAATACTGTCTGGATGCCGGTTGAGCAGGAAGCGCCAACCCAGACTGGCTGGGACCTGACCAACAAGCAGACCAACGTTCTGGAGCTGTCCGTTAAGTGCAACATGGGCGATCCGGATAACGATTTCTTCCAGTTGCGCGCTGATGACCTTCGCGATGAGCGTTCGTATCGCCGTCGCATTCAGGCGTCTGCTAAGAAGCTTGCGAACAACATCGAGACAGCGATTGCAAAACAGGCAACCGAAATGGGCTCTCTGGTTGTTCACGATGCTCGCTCAATTGGTCCTTCAACTGGCCTGACTGGCTGGGATTTCCTGGCGTCAGCAGAAGAGCTGATGTTTGCTCGTGAACTCAACCGCGATATGGGCATCAGCTATTTCCTCAACCCATCGGACTACCGTAAGGCTGGTCGCGATCTGACTGCCGGCGACATCTTTGGTCGTGTTCCTGAAGATGCGTATCACAACGGTACCATTCAGCGTCAGGTTGCAGGCTTTGACGATGTAATGCGCTCGCCAAAACTGCCAACCGTCGTTGGTTCCACTGTTACCGGCGTCACCGTTACCGGCGCTCAGAAGTTTAAGCCTCAGGCTTTTACTACTGACACCGACGGCAATAACGAAAACGTTGATAACCGCGTGGCAACGGTTGTTGTTTCCTCAACTACCGGTCTGAAGCGTGGCGACAAAATCAGCTTTGCTGGAGTGAAGTACCTGTCTCAGATGGCTAAGAACGTGCTGACCGATGACGCGACCTTCTCCATCACCCGCGTCATCGACGGTACTCACATCGAGATCACTCCTAAGCCGGTAGCACTGGATGATGCAACTCTGACCGCAGAAGAGAAGGCGTACGCTAACGTCAACACTTCACTGGCGGCATCCGCTCCGGTAACGCTGCTTAACGTGGCAACCACCACCGCGAACATCGGTTGGGCTGATGACTCCATTCGTCTGCTTTCTCAGCCAATTCCGGTAACGCATGAGCTGTTTGCTGGCATGAAAACCCAGACATTCAGCATTCCAGGCGTCGGCATTAACGGTATCTTCGCAACGCAGGGTGATATCAACACTCTGACCGGCCTGTGCCGTATCGCAGTGTGGTATTCGGCTTGCGCCGTTCGCCCTGAAGCGATTGTTGTTGGTCTGCCTAATCAGACTGCGCCGTAATGAGAATGGGGCCTCGGCCCCATCTTTTTTGGAGGATGTTATGACACAGATGGTTTTTCGCCACGGCGCCACCAAAAAGTGGAAAGGAGTTGGCTACGACTTCGAAATTATTTCAGAGGACGATCTGCAGGAATATCTCGATGCTGGCTGGTTTGCACATCCTGACGGCCTTCTGAATGAACCTGCAGAGCCAGAGGTGAAAGAGCGCAAGAAGCCGGGACCAAAACCTAAGGGGTAGTAGATGAACCTCACAACGAAAGGCGATCTCGTTCTCGCTGCCTTGCGCAAACTTGGAGTTGCTTCCAACGCCACACTAACCGATGTCGAACCGCAGTCGATGGAAGACGGCGTTAACGACCTCGAGATGATGATGGCCGAGTGGCTTGGCGGAGATGATTCGCCGGGAATAAGCGTTGGCTACATTTTCGCTGATGCAGAAATTGCTCCTGACCCCGGCGATGAACACGGGCTATCAAATAATGCACTCAATGCAGTGGTTACCAATCTTGCATGCCGAATTGCACCAGATTATGCGATGGAAGCATCAGGAAAGCTCATCACCACAGCCAGATATGGCAAAGAGCAACTGGTTAAGTTAACTGCAATGTCACGTGCTCGCGATGCTAAATGTAAGTCCGGTTATCCAAACCGTATGCCAATTGGCAGCGGGAACCGACTAGCCACATACAACGGATGGAACTATTTCCACCGTAAAGGACCATGCAATAACGGGAGCGAATAATGCCAATTCAGCAGCTTCCATTGATGAAAGGAGTCGGCAAAGACTTCAAGAACGCCGACTATATCGACTATCTCCCGGTAAACATGCTTGCTACGCCAAAAGAGGTGCTCAACAGCAATGGTTATTTGCGCTCCTTCCCAGGCATAGAAAAGCGAAGTGATGTTAACGGTGTATCACGTGGTGTCATCTACAACACTGCTCAGAATGCCGTATATCGTGTTTTAGGCGGTAAGCTCTATAAGTCGCAGAGTGAAGTTGGCGATGTTGCTGGTAGTGGTCGTGTATCAATGGCGTTTGGCCGCACATCACAGGCTGTATGCGTAAATGGCATTGTCACCGAGTATCGATATGATGGAAACATCAAGACGATCGACAACTGGCCTACTGATTCAGGTTTCACACAATATGAATTAGGTTCGGCCAGAGACATCACCCGCTTACGTGGTCGCTATGCCTGGTCAAAAGACGGATCTGATTCATGGTTCATCTCCGACCTTGAGGATGAATCCCATCCTGACCGGTACAGCGCAGAGTATCGCGCAGAGTCACAGCCTGATGGAATCATTGGCATTGGTTCATGGCGAGACTTTATTGTTTGCTTTGGTTCGTCAACGATTGAGTACTTCTCCCTAACCGGAACAACTACGGTCGGCGCTGCTATCTATGTCGCCCAACCATCGCTTATGGTGCAGAAGGGTATTGCCGGCACCTACTGCAAGACTCCTTTTGCAGATTCCTATGCATTCATCAGTCATCCGGCATCAGGTGCTCCATCGGTGTACATCATCGGTTCAGGGCAAGCATCTCCAATAGCCACGGCCAGCATTGAGAAGATTATCCGCTCTTACACAGCCGATGAGCTTGCGGTTGGAGCAATGGAGACGCTGAGGTTTGATGCTCATGAACTTCTGATGATTCATCTGCCACGCCACGTTCTGGTTTACGACGCATCAGCAAGCCAGAATGGGCCGCAGTGGTGCGTTCTGAAAACTGGTTTATACGATGACGTATATCGAGCCGTCGACTTCATGTACGAAGGTAATCAGATTACGTGCGGCGACAAACTGGAAGCGGTAACCGGTCAGATGCAGTTTGATACCAGCAGCCAGTACGGACTTCAACAGGAGCACATGTTATTTACCCCGCTATTCAAGGCAGATAACGCAAGGGTGTTCGACCTTGAGGTTGAGTCATCGACCGGGGTTGCTCAGTACGCTGACCGACTATTCCTGTCTGCAACAACTGACGGCATCAATTATGGGCGAGAGCAGATGATAGAGCAGAATGCGCCGTTTATTTACGATAAACGCGTCATCTGGAAGCGCGTTGGTCGTATCAGGAAAAATATCGGATTCAAACTGCGCATCATCACTAAGTCACCAGTAACACTATCCGGATGTCAGGTGAGGTTGGAATAATGGCTGATGATGGATTAAAAGAACCGGTCATCATTCAGGCCACCCGTCTTGATGCCTCTATCCTACCAAGAAACGTATTCACTCAGTCTTATCTACTCTACGTAATCGCGCAGGGAGCAGACTTGGGTAACGTCGCTGGCAAGGCTAATGAGGCAGGGAAGGGGGCTTATGATGCTCAGGTGAAGAATGACGAGCAGGATGTCATCCTCGCAGACCATGAATCAAGGATTGAAGCTGCAGAAGCAACGCTTATTAACCATGAGCAGCGTATCACAGCAGCGGAAGCTACTCTTGCAGATCATGAAACAAGAATCACTGCCGCTGAAGCGGAATTGGTCGACCATGAGACAAGGATTGCCGCTAATGAGGCTGAGTTAGCAGACCACGAAGCGAGAATAACCCAAAACACGACTGACATAGACGGACTCGACACGAGGATAACCGCAGCAGAAGGAAGCATCACGACGCTGCAAACCACCGCAGCCAATCACACCACAAGAATCACCGCGCTTGAGTACAACACAACGCGCAAGAAATCTGAGGTGGTTTACAGCGGCATTTCTCTTGTCATCCCAACTACCGGCGCAAACCTCGTTACTTTGCTTAAAGCGCTTACTCCTACCAGCGGGACGCTTGCTCCATTCTTCAACACAACGACAGACAAGCTTGTTGTTTACAACGAAAACAAGACTGTCAATTTCAAGTTGTCATTGATTGGGTCGTGGCCTGGCGGTACGACAAACCGCTCTATTCAATTAACGTTCTCCGGGGCAGTGCCTGATACGTTGGTTAACAGCAGGAACGTAGCCACAGCCACAGATAACGTATTGCTGGCAACGTTCTTTAGCGTTGATGTTGGCGGGTTCCTTGCCACTAACGGCAGCACCATGACAATTCAGTCTAACGGTGCAGCATTCACGGCCACAACCATCAAAATTATTGCGGAACAGTAATGGAAATAAAGCTCATCGATAACCCGGTGAAGCTTGCGGAATTCCTCAACAATCCAGAAACAACAGGCAATATCGTAGATAGCGGTGACAAATACTACATCAAACCTGATGCGGTATATCTCGGCATCTATGAAGGCGTTCTACTGGTTGGCGTCCATGAAGTTCGCAACTTCTGGCACAGCGTAGTTGAATGCCACGCATGCTACCTTCCTGGGTTTCGCGGTGAATATGCCCTTCATGGTCACCGCTTATTCTGCAAATGGCTTCTCCAGAACTCCCCATTCCTGAACAGCATCACGATGGTTCCCGATACCACCAAATACGGTCGCGCGATTATCCGGCTGCTTGGTGCTACGCGCGTCGGTCATCTCGATGATGCCTATATCAGCAATGGTAAGCCAGTCGGAATCACTCTCTATCAATTACCTCGCTCGAAATATGAGGAACTCTTAAATGCTAATTCATCAGATTGCCAATAAGCACCTCAGTAAAGCGGTGTATCAAAAGGGTGGTGATGGCGGGGCCGGCGCACAGGCAAAGGCAACGCAGAAGGGAATCGACCTGCAGCGCGAGATGTGGCAGACAAACATGCAAAACCTTGCGCCGTTCACACCGCTCGCTCAGCAATACGTTTCACAGCTTCAGGGATTATCTACGCTGCAGGGGCAGGGTCAGGCGCTCAACGATTACTACAACTCGCAGCAATACAAAGACCTTGCAGGACAGGCTCGATATCAATCCCTGATGTCTGCTGAGGCGACCGGTGGCCTTGGTTCTACCGCGACTGGTAATCAGTTGGCAGCCATTGCTCCAACGCTCGGACAGAACTGGTTATCAGGCCAGATGAACAACTACCAGAACCTGGAAAATATCGGTCTGGGTGCTTTAACTGGTCAGGCTAATGCCGGGCAGAACTATGCCAATAACGCTAGTCAACTCTATCAGCAACAGGCCAATGCAGCAGCGGCTAACGCTAACCGCCCATCTGGTCTGCAATCTGCACTTGGTGGCGCTGCAGCAGGAGCTGCCGCTGGTACTGCAATCATGCCTGGTTGGGGAACGGCTATTGGTGCTGGTATCGGTGCTCTTGGCTCACTTTTCTAAGGAGAAATCATGGCTTCCTGGCAACAAGGTATTAGTTCAGGCGGGTTTCTCGCTGGCATCGGTCAGAACAATCAGAATGCACCACAGGCAAGTGATGCGAACACTGCTCTCGCGCTTATTCGTCAAAATAATGAAGACATGCGCTCAGGACGCAACAACATTGGCCTGCAGGCATTGCAGGGCATAAACTCCGTTATGGGCATCTATAAGCAGCAGGAAAATGAGCAGCGCAAAGCGGCATTTCAGCAAGCATATGGCAACGCGTACGCATCAGGTGACAGAAATGCCATGCGCCAACTTGCTGCACAGTTTCCAGACCAGATTGATGCTGTTCGAAATGGCATGAAGTTTGTAGATGAAGACCAGCGCTCGACGGTAGGAAATCTTGCTGCAGCAGCTCGTCTAGCTGCCACCTCTCCAGAAGCAATGGGGGCGTGGCTGCAGAATAATGCCGATGAATTAAAGAGGGTAGGCCTAGATCCATCTGAAGTGGCTCAAACATACCAGAAAAACCCTCAACAGTTCGGTGAATTTGTGGATCACCTTGGTATGGCAGCATTAGGGCCAGTCGATTATTTCAACGTTCAAGACAAGATTGTTGGGCAAGCCCTTGATCGCGACAAGTTAAATGAAACCATTCGCAGCAATCAGGCTGGCGAAGCAAATACCAGGCGCGGTCAAGACATTACAATGCGTGGTCAGGATATTTCAGCTGCAACTGCTAGGCGCGGTCAGGATATGGCTGACCGAAGAGCATCAGCAAAAGGTGCCGCTGATGGCTCAGACGGGAGAACGGTTCAACTCTCTGATGGGCGTACCGTTAGCATTATTGGGAAGCTTCACGGAGCGGGTGCTAACGCCTTCTATGAAGGCATTGATAACGATGGTAATACTGTGAGGGTGCCAGCTAATTCAATTGCTGCCCCAGCAACATCTGCAGCCAGCGCACAAAATTATGCAATGAAGAAAGATCTTGATGCAATTTCTAGCGCATCTGCTGACGACCTTGGGTTTATGACAGGTGTGACAGGTTCTTCAGGTTCACCTGCGCTTGGTGCTGACATTCGCAGTCGGGCATCTGGTGGCGACCAAAGAAAGCTCTACAATGCCGCTCAGCGCGTCCAGGGAAAAATGCAGAATCAGGGTATTGCAGCAGCGCGTGATATGGGCGCATCTGGCATCAACACCGTTGCAGAAGCAAAGATGTATTTTCAGGGCATGCCACAGGTTGATTACTCAAGCCCTGAAGCAATGCAGCAATCAATGCGCGACATCCAGCAATATACCGACAACTACAACCAGCAGTATCAGGTGAATGTAGGTAATGGCGCAAGACAGCAACCAGCATCTCAGCAACCAAGTAAGCCTAAATCTTCTGGTTATCAATCTCTATGGGGTGATTAATGGCTAAGGCATGGAAAGATGTTATTGCCTCTCCACAGTATCAGGCATTGGCACCAGAACAGAAAGCACAGGCACAAGAGCAATACTTCAACGAGGTAGTGGCTCCACAGGCCGGAGATCAGGCTGAGCAGGCTAAACAGGCTTTCTATACTGCTTATCCAGTACCAAAACAGGAAGATCAGCAACCACCTCAATCTGTAGATGGCTCTCTGGCTTCAGGTTTCTCTCAGCTAGCAACACAACAAAAGGAAGGGTTAGATCGCTCTGCCGAACAGGGAGCTAGCCTTGGTGCAGCAATGCGTGAGGCAGTGACTGGCGAAAGTAGGATGACTCCTGAGCTAGCGAAGCTTCAAAATGTAGGATCTGCTCCTGAGCTAAACGCCTTTAGCACTGATGCATTGAGGGCTGGAGTCGCTCAACTTTTTGGCTCCGACGCCTCGCAGGAGCAGGTGCTGCAAAGCATGGGTGCCACTCTAAGCCAGGACGAAAAAGGCAATACTATCGTCAACCTTCCATCGGGCAGCTACGCGCTAAATAAACCAGGACTCTCGCCGCAAGATGTAACATCTTTTCTTGCTAACGCATTAGCTTTTACCCCGGCCTCAAGAGCAGGAAGTGTTCTTGGTGCAGCAGCAAAGTCAGGAGCTACTGATTTAGCTCTACAGGGAGCAACTCAGGCAGTTGGTGGTGAGGATATTAACCCTCTTCAAGTTGCCGCTTCCGCGGCTCTTGGCGGAGCTGTTAAAGGCGTTGAAAGAGGGGCGGGTGCCGTTTCTAGAGCGGCGAGCGGACAAGTATCACCAGAGGCGCGCGCATCAATAAAGTTTGCGGAGGAGAACTCAGTTCCATTGCACACAACCGATTTGCTCCAGCCAGTATCTAGAACTGGCAGAGCAGCACAGGCAACCGCTGAGGCGATTCCTTGGATTGGCACTAGCGGGATACGATCAACTCAGCAAGAAGCCAGAAGCAAGCTAGTTAGCGATTTTGCGGCTAAATTTGGTGAATATGACCCATCTATTGTGGTTGGCAGCCTCAAGGCTAAATCTGCAGGCATAAAAAAAGCAGCAGGAAATCGGCTTGAGCAAGTTCAAAATGCGATGACTGGAGTTAATGTTCAGCCAACAAGAGCACTGCAGCAGATTGATGATGAGATAGCCAGTCTTCAGAAATTGGGTAAGGTTGCAGATACAGATACCATCAGCAAACTCCGGGCATATCGGGATGAGCTTGCTGGAGGGAATGTTGATTTGCAGCAGTTAAGCAATCTACGCAGCCAGTTCAGGCAAGATGTAAAAGGTGAGCGATTAGTCATGCCTAACCGCTCGGATGCCGCTATCCAGCGCGTATACAGGGCAATGACAGGAGATATTGATAGCTCAATAGGGCAAAACCTTGGCAACGATACTCTTCGCCGATATAAACAGGCAAACGCCGTGTATGCAGATGAGGCCAGCAAGCTACAGAATACTCGCCTTAAGAATGTTCTTATGAAAGGTGATCTAACCCCGGAAGTGGTTAACAACATGCTTTTCAGCAAGAATAAGTCCGAGGTTCAGAATCTGTATAACTCAGTTGGTAGCATCGGAAGAAACCAGATGAGGAACGGAATCATCGGTAAGGCAATGGAGAAATCAGATGGCTCTCCAGACCAATTCCTGCGCCAACTTAACATCATGTCAAACCAGACCGGAATTGCTTTCAAAGGACAGGACGCTGCATACATTAAAGGTCTAAAAAACTACCTTGAAGAAACCAAGAGGGCAGGTCAAGCTGGAGTTGTTACGCCAACAGGTCAGGCAACTATTCCGTTTATTTTAGGTGGTGCGTCCGTAGCTAGCCCTAAGATGCTTGCCGTCATGGGGGGATATGCAGGACTGGCAAGGCTATATGAAAGCAAGATGGCGAGAAATGCACTTCTCAAAATGGCATCTACACCAAAGGGGTCTACTGATTTTGAGAAAGCTGCAGCGAAAGTTAGTGAGGTAATAAACTCAACGCTGCAGGCAGAAAGTCGTTAGACATCAAGAGAAAAGTGAGAGAATTTCTGCGAAAACAACTGCACCTATACACATCCAAAAAATGTTATAGAAATCTCTTTCGCACATATTTCCTCCGCCATGGATGGCTAATGAGATGTACAGGTAGTATTCATACCATATGAATGACAATCTGTGGTTATTCGTTGAGGCGTCTGAGGTATTACTGGTTGCCTTGCATTCTGCTCAATGGCCTGCATTGTGCTCATGGCCTGGTATCCAAGTAGGGCTTGTTGAATAGCTTGCCCTTGTGCCTGCTGATCTGATGCTTCTTGTCGCTGAATGTTAACGTATAGGTTTTGCAATTCTAGCCTAGCCTGTGCATCGCTTATCTTTCCCTCATCAACTCCCTGGCCAAGCATTTTTGCAGCTAAAACATATAATTTTGGAGTGGATGCTGACGACATCCTGGAGTCGTTTTTCACGCTAGCGTCTAGGCAATTTGCAACATCACTAAGTTTTTGGTATCGCTGTTCGCAACTAGCTTGGTAATCGCTAACTTTAGCGCAGCCAGAAAGTAACATAGGTAACAAAACCAAGACTCTTTTCATCCCAGTTCCCTTATGGTTTATTTTTTTCAGAGTACATCGCAGTCAGAGTTTCTACCACAATATTTTTGAATCTTTCAGCCTGCTCATATGCAAGTTTTTCCGCATTATCGCGATAGCCTGTGACAGGGATCTGGCGGGAGAGTGACTCCTCAAGCGTAGCCACTATTTCAGCATTGATAGACCGGTTATTCATCTTCGCGCGTTGCTTAATCTTCGCGTGTAGTTCGTGCGTAAGCCTCAAGTGGAACTGCGCCTCATCGTATTTGCTGTACATCCTTGATGCCCTCACCAGTGGGTGGAATGGCATCGTAAAACCTACTGGATAAATCAACAATCGTACCATTTCGGTATGTAACTATAACTTACCGCAGCTCTGCTGTGGGGATTACTTGCGCCCGGAGCACATCAAATGACAGATACCAATTACCTGGTTTCTATGCCGTCTAGCCCTTTTTCTACGCCACGAGCATTTAAATCAGTGGCTAACGGGAAAATTTACATAGGAAACCCTGACACAGATCCTGTAAATCCTGCCAACCAAATCCCGGTATATGTCGTTAATGAAGATGGGACCGAGGTTCAGGTCTCACAGCCCATCATCATTAATGCGGGAGGATTTCCAGTTTATAACGGGCAGATTATGAAGTTCATAACCAAGCAGAACTTCAGCATGGCCGTATACGATGCTTATGGTACCCAGCAATATTATTGGCCTGATATATCACAGATTGACCCAGCAATTGCTATGCAAGAGATAATTAGGCTAAGAAGCGATCTTGCGTCTAGTGATAGCGGGTTTGGCGGGGAGATGGTTGGTTTTAAAAAGGACTTCCCTGGCGCTCAGCCAACCACAATTTCAAAGGAGTTAGACACTTCAGAAGCAATAACTCCTGAAACATTTAATACAGGAAGCATGACTGATGATGAACTGTTTACCGCCATGTTTTCTAACATTGATTCCTATTCTTCATGGGCGTCAGGTTTTGGCGTAATCCCAGGAAAGATAGACCTGCGCGGGAAAACCTACACCCTTACGCAAGAGCATATCTGCAGAAAGGGAGTGAACATAACTAACGGCACTATTCGCCTGAATGGTGGAAATATAGTTATGGGAGAGCTAGGCAGCACATCTACTCTTACATACGCATTCCAGGGGTTGAGCGTTATCGATGTTGGAACTGCAGAATCAGAAAAAGCCCTCATAGAAGTGCGTGTGTGTTTTAACGTTTTCGTCTGTGCCAACTATATGAATGCTCGAAAACCATCCTCAGGAAACAGATCCAGGTATGCACTCTTCCTGGGCTCATCTAGGGGGTGGGGAATTGGCATCGTTAGCGGATACTACACAGGCGGTCGGTGTACTGTTCGAATTGGCAGAACAAGCGACCATACTGGAATCTTCGTTGGCTCAGGAGCGACCATAGATCATGGAAGTGTTTGTAATCTCATGCTGTGCAATCCTGCAGGCGCTTCCGTTATTGGATGTAACGTTGAACACTCAGAAAATGGTAGCGCCGGCTCAATTATTATTACAAGCAGCACCAACGGTTCTGTCAATTACGCACACTCAGTCACTATTCAAAGCGTCTATGCCTTTAACTCCGGGAAAGGAACATCTGGAACAACTCTAACCCCAGCAGCGATTGTGGTAGGTAGAGATGTTCCTGGAACCTTGGGGTGGGACGTATCTGGACAGATCATCACTAGTGGAAACAATGCTGACAACATAAAAATAAGCAACTGCTATCTTGTATCAGATAACCAGCAGTATGCTGCCATCATGCGAGGAAGAAGTGGGCTGGTAGTAGAAAACTGCGTAGTAATCAATAACAACTCCGATGCTGATGATGTCTTATTTGAAGGGACAGCAGCAAGAAGCCACGCATACGACAACAGAAACCAAAACACCGGGGTATTTGATTTTGTTGGCTACACATCATCAAGCGCACCAACAATCGGCTCTACAAATGGCTCCTGGAATATGGCGCTTACTGACTCAAATGGCGTGGGGTCATATACAAGGAGTACATTTGGTGGAGGATATAATGTAACCAACGATATGTGCACAGCATACGGATGGATGGTTATAGGCTCTGTCGTTACTCCCGCAACAGGGCAACTTCGAATAGCATTACCTCTTCCTGTCAGGACAGCGATACGAGCTGGGATTTCTGTAGCTGTATTTAATATCGCCGGTTCAAAGCAGCAACCTGTGATAGGTCAGGTTTTAGAGGGGGGTAACTACATGACACTCTTCACCTCTGATGGGCAAGCGCTTGCGGCATCAGCCATTACCGCAGGAACGTCATTCCAGTTTACATTCACCTACCCAGTCAGGATGGCAAGACCCAGATAACCAACCTTAGCCAGCACGACCGAGTGTTGTGCTGGCCCCATGGTAAATAGTAGTTGATTCAAAATTACAACGATAAAAGTTGTGGATAAATTGACGGAGTATTCCTATGTGATATAGTTCTGGACCTAGTATATAGTTGGGTGAGGAAGATCACATATCTCATGGGTAGACGACTAATATCCTCACCGTAAATATTTCGCCACAAATATAATATTATAGTGGTGTTATTGTGAGGGTTACACACAGTGAGAAGTAAATTCAAATATGATGATATTGCTATTAGGCTATATCTATTAGCGCTCGCAATAATAACGCTAGTACCTTTTGGTCGTGGTAGTATATCTGGGTTAGAGCCGGCTGTTCCTTTTATTTTAATTTCATTTGCTGTTTTCGCAATGACAAGAAAGACAATAGATAAAAAGAAATTATCTGTTTTATTTATGTTCTTTCTGTGGGCATCATGGATCGTTGCAGGTATAGCGTATAGCTATCTAACCTACGATAAACTGGCAGATCATGAGTCATCATTTCTTCGATATGTCAGACTTCTTGAAATGTACTTTCCAGCGCTTTTAGTTTTCGCATTTATTAATAAGCTCACTGAAGAGCAAAGGAAAACTGTCTATCGTTTTTTCATTTTCCTTTTCTTTGTTGTTACCATCGAGGCAGCCTGGGGTTGGTTCATGCAAATGGACATCCTTGTTGCGAAGCAAAGGTTTAGCTATCCTGGAATGGGCTACATTTACAGGGCGGGGGGTGTCGCTAATGATTCCAGTGCGTATGGTAGTCTTGCATTGATTCTTGGCGTGGCATCGCTTATTGGTCTTCGCCATACCAGCAAAAGCAAAATACTTTACATTTTGATACTGCTTGGCCTTGTGTTTAACATCTATATTTCACTTACACGAACTCTGGTTTTTGCGCTGGCGGTATATGTATTCTTTGATTTAATCAGAACAAGAAGCCTTAGCGTATTCAAGATGTTGTTCTTCGCTGCTATAGGTGCAGGGGTAATCATTTACGGTATCACTAATGATTATATCATCGCCTTGTTGGATAGGATTACCGGATCTGGACAGATTGATATCACGTCTGGCCGACTTGCCACCTGGTCTGCCGTCCCTGATATTCTTGGGGGAAATCCAATATTTGGCGTTGGTTATCGCATGGCTACTGATAAGTACGGCATCGTACCTGATAACGTGTTCATATCATCCTTGCTGGAAACAGGCGTTATTGGTTTAGCTTTGTACGTAGGGATGCTTGTGTCTCTGTGCTACTGCGTTTACAAGAACAACTCAGAAAGTCTCCCGCTTCTCCTTGCATTTATAGCATCAGGGATGTTTGTTGATATATCTACGTTCTGGATTAGTATTCCTGCACTAATCTTCTTTGTTGCAGTTAACAGTCAGCGCGATGAGGATGATGGTCGCCATCGCGCTATAGAATGATTACTCTATTTTATTAAGCTTCATCAATGTAGTAATCGGTGCTTTCCCTGGGGTTGAAATATCCGCCTCAGGGGCACTTATAACATTTCGCGCTGCATTAGTATTCATCAGGGCTATAACTCTTCCAGAATTCTCGCCCTTGATGTTTCTTATGATGTTAAATTTGGAGTATACAGATAATACAATATCGCAATTTGAACCTAATACATTTTTTATCATATTAGGTTTAAATTCCTTTTGAGTGTCTTTAAATTTAAAGAATGTTGACACCGCTTTCTTTGCATTTCCAATGCTGATGTTTTGAATTAAACAACCAGACGAATTGTTTATAAGCACACCCTCTGATGTTTGAGTTCTTCCAAGGTCTGGTATATCTATATCTGAAATGATGCAATCCTCGCAAAAGTTCAACGCTACGCCACTGCCGTTTTTACTTCCATCTGTCATTGGTTTTAATTGTTTTGCATTCTGAATCGTGCAATTACTAGAGTTAGCCATAAACCCTATTGAGTAATATGTCCTGACCATATCGGGCTCAAGAACATACAGGTTTTTCGCGCTGCAATTATGGTTTGATGGTGTTTCTGGCGGAGTGTCAGAGCCCATCCCAATAAGTTGCGTCCATCCTTTCCCCCAGATGTTGCTGGCATGGCAGTCAATGGCGTTTACGAAGTTAATTCCGTACCCGCCCCAGTTGCTTTCTGAGCCAGCAGTGAATCTCGCCTCCAGATAGATATCGTGTAGGCTACTTCCTTTCGCCTGGGCCAACTCTGGCGTGTCGCGTATGTAGTGCCGTTGAATGGGATTCTTGAAGTTGTTATTGATCGTAGTCGATAGCGATTTGTTACTAAACCGAGTTAACGCTAGGTCTCTGTTTGCCTCCAGGCTTGAGCCGATGACGAAACCACCACGTCCTTTACTGAACACCGGATTCTCGAAAACAATCCGCGTATCCTTACCATCGCCGTATGCTTCAGTATTGTTAAATATAAATACCGGGAACTTCAGCAAATATTCTTTTTTGGGCGGGGGAAAGTAAACCGTTCCTCCGCCGGCCTCATTTGCTTTGAGAAATGCTTTTTGAAACGCAAAAGAGTCGTCAGTCACTCCGTCCCCTTTGGCCCCAAAGTCGGTAACGCTGAATCTTGACGCTCCTGATGCAAATGCAACTTTTGGTATGGACGCCATAAGAGCAGCACCCATACCTAGTTTGAATGCCATATCTATGGCATCTCTCCTGCTGTAACTTTTCATGGACATCCTCACATGCAACTTATGATTACCGAACATTTACACGACGCCGGGTATGAGACAATAAGAAAACGTATAGTAATCAGTATGGATAATCCATTTCGTAAAAGCTGATCTTGATCTTTGCTATTTGTAAAACTACTGTATATAAAAACAGTATTAACAGGATGAAGAGCATGCTCAGACATTCAGACATACAAAATGCATTCAGAAATTCACTATCGCAGAACCCGAAGGGATACCTATGCCTTAGAACCAGCGACTTCATCAGAGAGTTGCGAGGGAAAGGCATTCACTTCTCAGATGATGAAGCCAATCGGTGGATTGAGAGGAACCAATCGTGTTTTTCAGACAAGACGCCAGACCATAGCAACAACCGCCTGTGGATTCTGCGAAACATGGGGAGGGTTCTCTGATGGGTTTTCCCTCTCCGGCTAATGACTACGCACAACGAGCTCTCACCGTTGACATGATATGTGGAACCGGACCAAACACCAGAACCATAGAGACGGCGACTGGCTATGCTGTGCTGGATTTATCACTCAAGCCAAAGCAGAACAGCACGGTAATGATTTCGTATTCAGGGATAACCGATTTTGCAAAGGTGATGGGTAAGTCACTTGTTACCAGGGATGGGGAAGCGATTGAAGGTGATGCGCTGGATGAAGTCGAGGTTAAAGGAGTGGTGACGTACATCATCAACCGAGCAACCCAAGATGATGATGATTGCCCGGTAATGTGAGGTTGTATTACGCCACCTTGCCATCCAGATAATCAGCCCACCATTGCATCATCTCTCTGCGTGTATCGAGGTATGCAGCATGGTTATAGACGGATCGAGTTCCTCCGCTAACGTGGGCTAACTGCATCTCTATGGCATCACTGTTCCAGTGCTTCTCGTTCAACACGGTGCTGAACTGGTGCCGGAAGCCATGGCCGCTGGTTTGGCCTTCATATCCAATATTACGGATGACGCCAAGGATGGCGTTTTCGCTGATTGGCTTCTTCCTGTCATTTCTGCCGGGGAAGCACAGCTCGTACTGACCAGTGATATTTTGCAAAAAACGGAAAAGTTCGATAACCTGGTCTGACATTGGGATGACATGCAACCTTCTTCCCTTCATAACCTCAGGGTCAACGCTGATTGACCTGTTTTCGTAATCTATTCCTGCCCATACCAGCGAACGCAATTCTATTGTGCGCATGGCTGTGTAATGAAGAATCTGCGTCGCAATTTTGGTTACTATCCATCCACCATATGCATTCAAAGCACTCTGGAACTCGTGGATGCGATGCATGGGAAGGAAAGGGTAGTTTTTCTTTCTGTAACCCCTCATTGCTCCAGCAAGGTCTCTAGATGGATTAAATTTGGCTCTCCCAGTTACGATTGCATAACTGAAAACCTCACCGCATCTGCGTCTCGCCTTATCAGCGCGTTCCATCGCGCCCCTGTCTTCAAAAAGCCTTATCACCTTCAGAAGAACCATTGGTTCAACGTCATCCATTTTCAGATGTCCGATGATAGGTAGTATATCATCCGTGAACATGCTCATCATCTCGTCAGCATATCCCTTCGACCATACCTTTGATTTATGGGTGTGCCATTCCCTGAAGATACCCCCAAAGGTATCAGCCAGCTCTTCTTTCTCTTTCTTCTTTATGGCCTTTTTCTGTTCTGCCGGATCAACGCCTGCCAGCAGCTTCATTTTGGCTTCTGACTGCCTTGCTCTGGCCTCAGTGAGTGGGATTTCAGGATATGGACCAATGACTAGCGTTTTTTCTTTCCCTTCGAACCGGTACCGCAT